AATGTTTCTGAAGAAGAGGTTATCAATTCTCCTAAAGAACAATTTCTTTTAGACTATCATAGAAAACATCTTAATGATAAGACGTATGATTTAGATGAGAAAGGTAGGATGGTTACTATAAGAGTGATTGGAGTAACAGGGCCTGATGGAAGAGTTTATAGTATTCCTTCTTTCTGGGCTGTAGGTGGAGAAGGAACGGTTGGACAGGTTCTTTCAGATAAAGACTCAGCAACATTAGCAGAAAAAATTGGTTGGGATAAATTTCCTGTTCATGATTCACCTCAAGAACATGATATAGCTGCTAAAAAAAGACATCATCTTATAGAGCAGGATGCTATAAAAGCTGGAGTTCCTAGTTTTCAAACAGGAGGTACACCAGCAGATAATATTCCTTTACAAGCAATTCAAAAAAGATTAAAGATAGAAGACCCTCAAACTCTTTGGAAGTTTTCTGAACAGGTAAGAGAGATTGAAAGTGGAGGAGGAAGAGCTAATCCTGAATCTTCGGCCAGAGGTTATTATCAATGGTTAACTAAGAATCCTGACCCTACTTGGAAAGAAGGAAATGCTTTCCAAACAGCTTTAAACAGAATGAAAGAGGTATATAACAGAATGGATGCTCCGTTACCGTCTTGGTATTCTAAAGCAAGAGATGCTTCCTTAGATGAAACTAAAGCAGAGAAATTCATTCTTGATAATATGACTATGGAACAGGAACGCGAATTGTTTTTTGCAAATATAGGAGAATCAACTGGCTCAGATGTTTTGTTGAGAGAGGCGCAGAAAGGAAATATTGAAGCCATAAAAGAACTTTATTCTAAGTACCATCATACTAGTGTAGATAAAGCTACCCGTGACCGTATGGAAGATATATTTACAGACTAACAATAAGAAGGAACCTGCTATGCCAACAGACCCAACCATGCTCTGGAATGCTATTCTAAGTCTCGCCGCTGGAGGATTTCTCTGGTGGATGCGAGGAGTTACTCAACATATAGCCTATATAAAACGCCGAATGGCTGATACTCGTGAAGAGCTACCTAAAATCTATGCAACCAGAGAAGAGTTGGCTAGAGAGGTTACTGAAATTAAAACTGAGATGCAACGGGATATGGAAAAACTATTAGGGAGATTTGATAAGCTTGAAAATAAATTAGATAGCTTACTAGCTAAATTTGTTACTAGTGCCAGATGATTACTGTCACACCTGAAGCCAATAAACATCTTTCGGGCATACTAAAGAACTCTCCTGAATTTCAGGGAGTTCTTTTGTCTGTCAAGGGAGGGGGATGTTCTGGCTTTTCTTATGTCTGGTCTCTGGCTGAAGAGGAAGACAAAGCAGCAGAAAGAATACCACTGGAAATCGGTACACTCTTTGTTGACCCATTAGCGGTGATGTTTGTAACAGGTACTACTATTGATTATCGGGAGGATATTATGGGGTCTCTATTGAAGATAGATAATCCTAATGCCAAGTCTATGTGTGGATGTGGAGAAAGCTTCAGCTTCTAATCGAACTTGCATTTGGTAACCAGAGTTTCTACCTCTTCCTTACCAAGAATCTCCATGAAGTGAACAATTCTAGTGCGAAGTTCCTCATGGTTTATTTCTTCCTTATCACTCTTGTTTCCACGCACACGGGATAAGAGTTCCAGAGCTTTGATGGCACTGTTAGTGTTGCCTTGTTGCTTGGCAAATGTATACTGACTTTCTATTTCGTCAATAACATCTACACTGGTTCCTAGTTCGTTGCCAAGTTCTTCGATACGTTCCTGAACCAGTTGGTTCTGAAGTAAACGATACCCTTGGTTGTATGCTGAAGCAGTGGCATAGCCTGCTTCTCTCGCTGCCTCTGTAGCATTGTGATAAATAAGGTAGGCTTGTGCGAACTTTTCCTGCTTCTCGTTTAGTTCAACCATATTCCTATTTCAGCTTTTATAGTTCCTAAATCTTCCANATTAATACTACCATCATGATAAGTTTCTGGTGTCCATGAGAGTCTCGCAAAGTATCTGTCGTCCTCATAAAGATAATATCGTTCCTCATTTATGAGTTCGGCAGATGCTACCTCTTGCCAGATAAAGAATAATCCGAAAAATCCTACAGCAATCATCAATATAACTACTGCATCAGTCCATAACTCTTTTAATAAGTTCATTTCATGTTCTCTCTATGAACGCCTTTCATCTTCTCAAAGCTTCTCATTCCACCNAGACCCAGTAAGGACAGTGTTAAAGTAAGNAGNCCATCTGTTGGAATAACTGGAATTGGTATAGCATGAGCAGTAACTGCCAATCCCCATATAAAGATAGGTTGGAAAACAAATTGCCAGCCAAGGCCAAAGGCGCATATCCACATGATAGCGGGTCTAGCCCCGGCAACAAAGATAGAAGGATGTTTAGCCTGCTCCATATTAACAGCTATCTGTGCTAGGTTAGCCTTCTGTACCTGTGTCTTTAGTTCATGATTAAGCTTGGCACGAAGGTCTTTGTCTTCTACAAACTTATCCAAGACATTATCTACGACACCNACTACTGCTTCTGCAATCCCAAATAAAGCCATCTTATCCTCCTACTACTTCGGTATAATGTTTTAACTGTTGTACTGGTGAAGTGTGCCATAACGTGGAGACCAGAGTATTCTCTCCGTGAAAAATAATCTCCATATCAATATCATCCCTGCTGAATAGCTTTTCACAGTCCTGTGCCATTGCCAGTAACTCTCCAGTTGTCCAATGAGGTTTGTGGTCTACACTTACTCTGAGAAATTTTGGTTTTCCTTGGTCATCTTTTTCTTTCTGGAGTTTCTCTGAAGGTGTGTTAAAGGAACAATCATAACCAAATAAGTGAAACTGTCTGAACCCTAATGTATGCATGATGCCTATACCACGCATGGCTGCACATGTACCGCCTACAATTAGAGTGGCTCCTTCATCCATTCCTAGTGCTTCCTCAACAATCAACTTATTCTCTTTAGGTTGCTTGCCCTGCTCTTCAGGAGTTCTTAGAGCTTCAGAGAAGGCATGCCAACCAACAATCTTATCTGTCTTATTCTTAAGTAGATTGGTAACAGAGGGGTCAGTCATGGATGCCAGCATGAATATCGTATCTTCATGTATGGTCTCAAAAAGAGTCGAGCGTATAATTCCATGCGTACTTGTTCCATCAACAGGGCGCGGGTCAAGAATGACACATGCCCAAGGTTTAAAGCCATTCTTTAAGAGGTTAGGATAGGCATGCTTCACACAAACAATCTTGCAGTTCTCCTCACCTTCATGTTTTATTACGTTATGAAGCTCATCCCAGTTGGTACTCTCACCACCTGAAACCATAATAGCGATGTCCTCATTTCTCTTTGCTCTTCCTACCCACTTATTAATAAGTTTATTATTAGCTATGATATTNTCTCTGATGTATTCTTTAGGTACACAATCCTTGGGTTGGACAACAATAGGAACCTGAAATAAATACTGTGGTGGTTGTTCAGCTTTATCATCAATTACTATAACAAGATGGGTAGAGCCTAATTTTTCTTCTTCATGCAGATAAATAGGGTCAGCTGAAGGTAGTATCCATTTACGTTTATCTTTAAAGGTATCACATAAACGATTCACAGCCAGATAATGTTCAGCTTCTTCTTTCTTGTTGTCTAAAGGATGGATAAAATCATCCAAGACAATAACCGGAACATCTTTTAATACTTTATAATCATGCTGCACAGTAGCATCGGAATGTCCACCATCAATGAAAGCAAGGTCAGCGTCTGAAGGATGTATAATTATCTCATCCTGTGGTGTATCTATAATGACAGGATGCTGAAGTGTTTCTTTAGTATCTCCTGCTATCAAGCGGAAGTTAAATGTCTTTCCTTTTTTCTTAAACTTCTCAGCAAAATCCTGTAATCTTTTCCGCACTACTTCCAGTGTGTTGTGGGGCTTACTATTAAATTCAATCTCATCCAGTTGGAGGGAAGCATGCTCAAATAAATCATACCCAACATAATTAACGGTATCTTTATTTTCAAANGCAACCGTTGCCATATGAATTGCCCTTCCGCCATTGAAGGTTCCTGTTTCTACAATNGTTTCCGGTTTGTAAAAACGAACTGCATCCAGTAATTGCCCATATCTCTTGGCACTCAAAGCCNTGTCTTCTGAGTATTTTTCTGTGTGCAGCGGTTTCTTTTTACCTTTGAAATGGGTCATGAAGGGGCCTATAGGAGACCGCTCAAATGCCTGTGGACCTTTAGTCATGCTCTTCAGGTCTTTCATATGACCTGTCCAGTCATGGCTTTTCATTCCATGTGCGTTATAGAGAATTAACAATCTCTCAAAAAGAAAACCATCATGCCATTCACGATAGTTTAATACCTCACCGGAAATGTATTGTCCTCTCAGGTCTCCCAGTAAATCCAATGGAGGGCGATGATTAAGATTAAAGCCGACAAAAGATGTTTCACTGTACTCAAAGTTATGTCGGCCAAGGTAGACCAACTCAGACTTTGCAGGAAGGCATGCAGACATATCCTCATATGTAAATCTTTTATCTGTTATAGTATCAGCATCCAACCAGACAAGCCATCCCGGTGTTCTACTTTCTTCACATAATTCAAATGCGAACTCAGTGAGAGCAAAAACTTTGTGACAGAACTTGACGCAGTCAAGCTTCCAGTTATAGGGCTGCTTACCAGCCAATGTACCATCATACTCTTTATGAATCTCTTTGAATTCTAGCATGTCACTAATCTCATTAAGATAGCGATATGTAATGTTGGGAGATTCTATTGGGTTGTAAGTTTTTAAATCAAAGTCATGATAAAAAGCAGTAAGATGAAGATTTGGACCCCAATGTTCGGCTACTGATTCTACCATCTTCTGTGCATAATTTCTCCAACCATGTTCAGAGAATGAGGTAATAACATTTATCTTAGGCGTCATCTAATTTTTTCCATTTAATAATATTAGTCCTTCCTAACATTTCATCCATCTCAAGCAAGCTGTTGTATTGTTCCCATTCAGCAGCATAGCTGGCATCCTTAACTCGTTGTGCCTGCCACTGAGAATACCACGGTCCTCCTGTAGTAAAATGAACATTCTTTGGACGAAGCTGCTCTGGTGAATGACCATCCAACCAATTCCACTCTTCAGGTAAAGCTCCTATCAGCTCACTATGATAAGAGATATGTTTTGTCTCTGCTGAATAGGGACCTTCAGTCTGAGAAATAGGTAAGTCAGCTAACCATCTAAAGTTATGCAACCATAATCCCGGTTTCGTATTGATATCATCAATAGTTAGATTTCTGTGTGCCTCATGAGCACAGTTCCATAAGACAAAGCTTGACCAGTTCTTACGAGAATACTGTGTTTGAATTCTATCATCCATCTTAACTTTTTGTTCAGGGGCGTAATGGTGTTTAACACACCACATAGCAGTGGATGGATTGGAACGGTGAACACTATCAAATACTTCCATAATATCCGAACGTACCAACATGTCACAATCCATGTAGATAGCCAATCCTTGATACATGTTAAGAAATGGAACAAGAAANCNGGTAAAGCTGAACTCAGTTGAAAAAGGTTTTTTATCTATCACATCAACAATGTTATTTTCTTTATCACGTTTCCAACTGCGCCTNTACAAGCCCATGTGACGAAGAGAAGATTGAACTAATGGTATTATATTTACAGGTCGGGAAGAAGTTGATAAAATAGAATCAGATAAAACTTTATAAGCTCTATCTTCTCTCTTGTCATATCCTATATAAACAGTTGGAATATTATTCATTGGCTCCTCTAGGAGAGAGGGAGGATTGCTCCTCCCCATCCTTTTTAGTTGATTGGGAGAAGTTTTGCCTTCTCTTTTTCAGGAATATTAATTACAACCTGAATGGATAGAACTCCATCTCGTAATGTAATATCTGAAACATCTGCATGTTCAGAAAGAGAAAAATTCTTTACAAACTTTCTCTCTGCAATTCCCTTATGCAAATACTCTGTCTTGTTATCAGAACTTTGCATGTCTCCTGAGATGGAAAGAATATCTTCTTTCAGTTCTATCGTCAGGTCATCCTTGGAAAAACCAGCAACAGCCATCTCTATTTGATAGCCCTCTTCTGTCTTGATTAAATCATGTGGAGGATATGAAGGTAGTACTCCTCTCATGCGTTCTACATGAGTAAATAGCCTATCGAATCCTATTGAATGACGGAAGAAACTATCCCATACATAGGGCGGAGTATCTTTAAAATTACGTGTTAGAATCATAATACAATCCTTTCCTTCAGTTAGACAAGGAATAAGAGAAAGCCACATAAAGTCTACTTTCTCCTATTACAGGGCGTATTATTGCATATTTTGAAAGGCTTGTCAAGAAAAAAATTATACTCCGCAAGTGTCACCAGAAGCTGAGATAGCACAGATGTCATGGGTTTGTATATTATCCTCAAACTCCTCACCTAGTTTGGTAATGGCTTCCTGATAAGGAACAGGGGTCAATGGTTGACCTCCTCTGCATCCGTCAGGGAAGCAGGTGAAGCCTCGTAGCCTGTGAGCATACTTGGCAAGTGTCTGAGTGAAGGCTTCGACGCCATCTTCATTGTTCTTTTCTGTACCCCATGATGGAAGATTNATGGTACTGGAAATAGACATATCCACATACTCTTGGACGTTAGCCTGAAAGCTCATACGGCGCTCATAATTCTCAGCTAAATCCAAGGCCGACTCAATCCTGTCAGGAGGTGTATCATATATCTCTATCATTTCCTGTGCTGTACTGTCTACTACATACTGATAGTGCCATCTCTTGTTCTTCATGTAACGNCGCTTGTAGGCTACTGCAAAGATAGGTTCAATACCTGTGGAAGTACCTCCCAGTATCCCTATAGTGCCTGTAGGAGCTACCGCTCGCACAGCTACAGGACAGGAGATAGAAGTGAAGGCAGAAAACTCCTTTGCAGTTCTGTCCGACTGAGCTTCATAAACTTTCAACCATCTATGAAGTTCAGGAGTGGTCCCATACTTATGACCACGTTGTAGTAGCCATTCATGGAGACCCATCAGTCCTAGTCCCAGCCGTCTGTTCTTGGTACGTACCTTTGTTATCTTATCATAGGGAAGCTGTGCTCTGAGTGTACCACAAACAAGAAACTTGGTAGCTAACTCTACAACTTCACGTAGTTGATGGAGGTCATCAATACGAGCGAAGTTCAGGCTTCCCAGATTACACACATCTGAATCATCTTCAGAGGTAACTTCTGTACATGCATTTCTTAATGTTTCATTTTCCTGAGCAAAGAAATTAAAAGAGAATCCCGGTTCAGCTGTAGACAAAGCCTGTCTTACATTAGTACGGAAGATATCTCCTACTTCTCCTGTCTGCCAGTAATTCAACAACCACTCTGTATCATAATTAACAGAGATGTTTGTCATGTCCAGAGGTGCAGGAAAGTCGAAGTCATCCTGTTTAACATCGAACAGGCTCTGCCCTGTAGTGCCGACAGGGACATCCTTCCAGTTCTTGATGACCAAGAACTTGTCAATATCATTATGTTTCCAGTTAAGTGAAGCGTAGATAGCAGACCTTCTGGANCCNCCCTGCATCACACGCCTGCCTATCTCGTTTATCATCATCATCTTTGGTATGGGACCNGAAGCAATTCCTCCTGTTCCCTTAAGGGTCTGGCCTTCTGAACGGTAGACAGAGTAATCAACTCCTATCCCACCGCCTGTCATCAGACAGCTCTCTGATTTCCAACTAAGGTCAGCCCAGTCTTCTCGTGTATCTTCTTCTGCTTTCAACAGATAACAATTGTTGAAGAATTTCTTTTCCCTTCCTGCATAGTAAAGATATCTACCACCGGGAATAAAACGCAGGTTTGAAATATGGTCAGCCAGTGCGACCTTCTCATCGTTTGTCATTTTGTTCTGACATACATCCTCTACCAAGGTGGATGCCAGCTCATGAAAGGTCTCTGCTCCTTCATGAGAATATTTATTATAGAATATATCTTCGGAAAACTTCGACCTGAACTGTGGATTTCTGGCTGATTTAAACATCTTCTCCCCCATATTCTAATTCTATACACAAGTTAATGTAGTGCTGTGCCTTCAACAAATCTTGTAGTCCTTCACCTTTTATCCGATGTCTGGTAATATACTTAACTGCATTACCTTCACACCAGCTAAGGTTGTTAGCTATGATATATTCTGTAGGTTGTATCGCGCAATTCTTATAGTGGTCTCCTCCTACTTGTTGTTCTGAAGCTTTCTTTTTTCCCATTACATCCTCTCACTTTGTAAAAGTTTGTTTAATCTGTGACGAATAAAAGTTTTCTCTTTGGAATGAATAACCTTATATGCAAAGTTCCTCATATGTTTATAATCAAGGTCAGCCATATCACATATCTCTGAGAAGTTTGCTGCCGTTACTCCTATGGAAGCAGTGAACCATCCAATAGCTCTCTCTCTGTGGTAGATAGCCTGCTTTGATTCATTGTCTACCTCCGGTTTAGTTGCATCCAGCAGCGCCTGAAAGATAACAGCCAAAAAGAGGGAGCGTTCAGGATAATCTACTTGATGATAGTCCTGTAATAAATTCAATAGTTCTCTTTTTAGCTTATTCATTTATCTTATGTAAGTTGACAAAGTATTCTGCATCCACAACCACGAGTGGATTTCTTCTGTTCTTCTTGATAACGACAAGCGGTTCAAATTTACCAGCATTGGTTTCTGCCTGTTCATATGCTGACCAGATATTTAATTTCTCTTGGTTCTTGCATTCAATAGAATAAGGGAACAAGCGGCGAGCGGCTCTTGCCATCATGATATCCTCACCACCTGCTCCCATACTCCTGCTTTCCAAGTCAGCATTATTTATATTGAGAGAAGTTATTAACAAATCCCTAAACCACTGCTGTAATCTCCTTCCTTTACTCTTTGCACTTTGGACCTTCATAGTTCAGGAACATTAGGTTCTCGTAGTACCTGTGTAAAAAATCTTGGACCATTAGCATAGTCAAAAGTACGGATACCTCTTCCACCATTGGCATCAGCCCAACATCCAAACTTGTAAGGACAGAAGACACAACCAATAGCAAGCTTACGATTACCAGAAGTACCCTCCGGTATGTCTGCATAGCAACGAGGAGGAAGATGGTTATCATCAAGATAGGTCCTTAAGTTATCTATCTTGGTGGATGCATCTTCCATCTCAAGGTCATGAAGAAAAGATAAAGCCAGAGTTCCTCGTTGTTTATCTATAGCAAAGAAGGCTGCTTCCTTATCTCCTTCTGCCTGAGCATAGGCAGAGAGTTGACCTATGTAACCAAAAGGGTCATCACTTGCAAGACTTCCATTCTCGAATTTCTTGAAGGCATAAGAAGAAGCACTCTTGATATCTACAGTCACTCCGTCAATACGACAATCTTTATGACCTACTACACCATTAAGAATAACTTCCTTCTGTTCATCCTGAACTTTATGCCCTGCTATTGTACTTAGTAAGATTAAGAGTTCTTCAAGAATGTTACCATAAAGAAACTTAATCTGAGTAGGACCGGAAGGGTCAACCGTTTCTTTGTAACCTTTAATATCATAGAATACCTGACGGGCTGGCCTTCCTATCTGTGACAAGCGCAGATTTCTCCTGTCTTTCTCACTCCTTTCTTCATAGATTCTACCCAAGACATGCTGCTTAACCCTCTCTGCAAACTGAGCAGCAGCTTTCTCGATAGCTTTGGTTGGTTTTTTTGTTGGAGGTTTATCAATAAATAACTTATAGATATCCTCTATCAGAGTGAATATACTTTTCATAAGAAAGGCGGGGGTTAGAACGGCTAAGAACTAACCCCCTACTCGCTCTAGTTAGAGGGGAATGGGATTTCGTCGTCTGAAACGAAACCACCGGCTACTACATCCAACTCGTCATCAGCAGATGAGCTGGGTGTATACTGTTTTTGTTCAACAACCTGAATAGTTTTCAGGTATACAGTACGTCCACCAGCAGCAAGCTTATGGTCGCTGGCTTCATATACAATATTAACTTTAGAACCATTTCCTAACCACTCATTGCTGTCAGGATGCAACTCATTCTTGTCAGCATCCACAAACCGTGGTGCTTGATTAGGAGTACCATCTTTCCTAGCAACCGCCTGCGTGAAAGTCATAAAGTTTCCACGAACATCCTGCGGGTCAGCTCCTTTGGTATTAAGTCCTTCGGCTTTATTCTTCACACGATGGTCTACTCTATCGGTCTTAAGAATTTTCATAGCCTTGGCATCTAAGTTACCAATATCAATCGTCCACTTCAACGGCTCTTCTGAGTTAAAACGGTGTGGTACGACACATTTATTCCAGTAAACAGTTCCAGTAATTACGGACATATTGTCTCCTTTTCATTTCTCTTCATTGAAAGGGCAGTATGACATACTTTAAAAGCTATGTCAAGCACTTTTTAAAACCCTCTTTCGGTACATTCATCATGTATTTGTCTCCACTTCATACCCATACTATAATGCGCTGCCTTTGAGATATCCAAATCCTCTTGAAGAATCTGGTGAATTCCCAACCGTTTGATTCTCTTTCCCAGCTTGGTGAATTGTTTATTCTCTTCAGCAACCATTGCAAAGTATATAATAGTCATTGTATCCCAGAATGATTCTCTATCCTCCTTGTCTAGGTCAGCAGATAAATCTTCAATGTACTGTACTACGTTTGCATAACATTTGTTTGATGTTCTGTCATATATCTCCACAAATTTGTTATAGATTACATCGGCTCCGTATTTGTCAGACAGTCTTTTCAAAGCTTGAAAGTAAGTCTTGTCATGAGGAGCTTGAGCGTTCCCATTCTTCTTCAGGTATACACACCAGCTATCAAACTTCCCCTTGGAGAAGTAGATACGAGTGCCGTATGGAGAAACGCAGGAACGTATCTCGCTCAATGTGTTTCCGCCCATGTCTCACCTACCTTGAATTCACTGTCGAGTGGACAGTTAAGTTGTAGTATTTCTTGGGCCTCCTTTATGGCTATGTTGGTTAATCTTCCGAACTCATCGGTATCACCTTTAGCTACTTCAAACTGGTACTCATCATGAATGGAGGCTACTAACTTTACATCCATCCCTGACCTATGTACCTTCTTCATCAGAGATACGAGCCAGACTTTACATATAATGGCTCCAGCACCCTGTATAAGCAGGTTCAGAGAGGCATGAGGGCTTCTTACCATGAACAGCCTACCATCCAGTCCTCTAATCTTTCCCTGCTCTCCAGCTTCCTGTACTTGGCTTCTCAGCCGTCTTAGATTAGGAACATTGTCAAGAAACCTGTCTATTAATCTTTGTCCTATGACAGCATCTCCTCCGACTATCTTTCCTATCTTGGCTGCGCCTGCCCCGTACAAAAATGCGTAGATGAAAGTTTTTGCTTGGTCACGGTTACCCAGTCCAGCCATCTTCTGATTGGCTGTATGGATATCACCATCAATTACTTCCTTGGTGAAGTCATCATCCTCAATGTAATGTGCCAATGCTCTCAGTTCAAGGCCACTAGCATCTGTACCTACCAGAGAGTGGGTCTCAGGATTGCTGACAGTCCAGCACGTTCTACACTCCTTCCCATATGGAGAGTAACCAGCTGGCACTTGCGCCATGTTAGGAGAGCTGTGTGCCATACGTGCTGTAATGGTTTTCAATGTCATCACTCTGCCATGTACGCGCCCATCTATGCAGGCTTCCAGCCATGAACGCAGCTGAGACACTCTCTTTTGCAGAAGAAGGTAATGACTAATCTGTTGAGCTTCCGGTAAATCTATTTCAGATAGTACCTTCTCATCTATAATTACATTACCTTTCTCTGTTGTCTGCTTTGGTTCCCATCCACGTTCCATCAGTCGTGAAGCTATCTGTTTGCGTGAAGCAGGATTAAAGATTTCCACATGGTCCTTTAATCGTTTACCTGTTTTCTCTGAGACTCTTTCATGAACTACTGGTTTGAATACTTCCTGCAGGTCTCGTTCAATCTGGTCAGCCTCATCTTCCAGTTTAGCCATGAACGCTGTAGTGTAAGGTACATCCAAGGCAAATCCGGTTGCTTCCTGTTGGTCAAGAATCGCGCGTACGTTGTGCTCAAGACGGATGGAGTCATTTGAAAATCCTTTCCCTTCAGTTTGTAGATGGTGCATTAGTTTACTTGTTAACTCCACATCTCTCTTACAATAGAGAAGCATCTCTCCATTGAACTTCTGAAAGTCTGGCTGCTCACCTTTGGAGAAATCCAGACGTTCCCCCCATGCAGCCAGTGAATGACCATCTGGCCGAATGGGATTAAAGAGTTGAGATAGTATCAGTGTGTCTATGACATCTGATACTTTTATTCTTGTTCCCAGAAGCTTGTTCAAGACAGGAGCATCAAAGGACACACCATTATGCATGATAAGTTTATCAGTGGTGGGAAGCCATCTGGGAAACAAGGATGAACATTGATGTCCTTGAAAGTCATGTACTTCCCCTGTCTGATAGTTACGTGCAACGATGCAGTGTACCTTCGATACGTCAGGTAACAGACCGTCTGTTTCTACGTCAACTATCCACGGCATTGTCTGTCTCATCTGGTGTAAAGGGATTGGAAACTTCTGATAATCTTCCTGACTCCCTGTTGTAGAATAGGTAAGTTCCTATTCCTGTTTCACCTGTGTATCGGTTCTTCAGTATTCGCACTGCTGTAGTGTGTGCTTCCACTGGGTCATCTGCCTGTTGGTTTCTTTCCAAGGCAATGACGGCGTCCGACAAATGCGCAATGCTCTGGGACCCGCGCAGATGACTTAAGGACACCTCGCGACCTTCCTCATGCCCCCTGTCTGCCGTGGTACGGCGTAGGTGAGACACAAGCAACAGTCCTATCTGTGTTTCTTCTACCAGTGAACGCATCTTGGTCATCAGGATATCTATACTTCTCCTTTCATCTACATCTTCCTGACCTGAAACCAGAATTGATAAATGGTCTAACACAATCCACTTGCACTCAAGAGCTTTTGCCATGTAGCGTATGCGATTCATTATCTCATTGTTGGAGATAGAACCAAAATGGTCAAAGGCAAAGAACCTTCCAGTTCCTATGGTTTTCTTTTCCCATTCATGCAGTTGTTCACGAGTGAACTTCTCTCTGATTTCTGAGATATACAATCTCTCTTCTGCTTCAACTGACATGAGATTGAATGCTGTGTTCTTTGTACTCTCTTCCAAAGCGAGTACGCCTATGTTATCTTTGGAGTTGAGCATGATATGGTGCATCAGTTCTCTTATGACGGAACTTTTTCCCATTCCAGCACCGCTGGTGAAAGTTATAAGTTCTCCGGTCCTCATTCCATAAAGTTTATCGTTAAGACCAGTCCAAGGATACGTTACAGTCTCACAGTAGTTCTCATCGTAGAGAGCATCTCCAAGACTGTTGAGATTGATGATACCAGCTGGTGTGTAAGGCACTGCTGCCCACCACAGACGTACAAACTCCTCACGCTTCCCAGCTACCAAGTATTCATTGGCATCCTTGAAGTCCTTCATGTTTACTATCCGACACTTGTGAGGCTGAAAGAGTTCCGCTACCTTGGTGGTAGCCTGCTTGCCAGCCTTGTCATTGTCGAAGCAAAGAACAATTGTTTCAAAGGAATCAAGATACTCCAAGTTGTCCTTGCAATCCCGCACTGCAGAGGCAGCGGATTTTACAGAGACAGAAGGCCACTTGGAACCAAACATCTGAAAGACAGACAAGGCATCCAACTCACCTTCACATACAGTTATGTATTTACCTTTAGGAGAAAAACTATTCTGACCGAACAGAGTTCCTCTTGATATACTTCCTTCTACTAAGAAGTTTTTGTTTGATGTTAATCTAACTTTGTTAGAGACATGGTTCCCTTCTGAATCATAGTAAGGGTATATATGTTTATAGATAAAGTTATTCTCTTTTTCTACTTGTACACTATAAGCTTTACAAGTAGCTGCTTTTAAAGCTCTATCTTTTATATCAGAATAAGAACCTTTAGAAAACGTATTTGATATAACTCCTTTGATAGGAGATACAGTTTGTGCTGCTGCCATATAATTGCTTCCTTCCGGTTGAGTAAAAGTTTCACAAACAAAACAGTATTGATGACCATCAGACCATAAAGAATTCCCATCAGAGGAATTACAATTAGGACATGGTACATGCTTAACAAAAGTTGACTCTTCAGATTTCACTCATACTACTCCATATGTTCCAGTTGCAGCCTCAAGAATATATAAAACATAGGCCACTACTAATCCTGCCAGTGACCACCACANAATACTTTTAAGAACGCTGGATAATGTATATATCTTCCGCNTCTGATTTTTCCAAAGCATAGACTAATCCTTTCCGCATGTCAAGTTCTTTTTTAGCATCTGTTCTTTTCTCAAAGGTTTCAACAAGATGCCTCTTTCCTTTCTTAGGTTGGTGGATAAGTTTCCATCTTCCTTTCATCTGCTTCTCCTATTGAAATGTAAATTTAACTAACTCAGTCGGTAACATTACCGCTAGTGAGCAGGATGTATTAAATCCTATACTATTTGCCATTTGGATAGTTGGATTGTAGACTAACAAGTAATTCTGAAACTCCTTTCTCTTTGTCAGTTTTATATAATTTCCCATACCTTTTTCTATCCCNTCAAAATCATCCAGACATATAACAGTTTTACTTAAGTCTATCAAATCAATGAACATATCCATGTCCTTGTCTTCACTTAATCTACCATCTAAATTAACGAAGTCAAAGGGAGGGTAGTCTGCTTCCTTCAGGGAACGTAACATTTCAGTACTTGTTTTCTTCTTGTACTGAATAAGCTCACAGCTGTAAGGATTTTGCCAGAGAATTTCTATATCATTCTCTCTATCGCAGGTATGTAACGGAACTTTATCATTCAACCTACCGGAGTCATAAATTCCTGCTGCCATAGAGACAGTGGACTTACCGATGTAAGTACCAATCTCCATGATGCGGTCAGGCTGAAAGTATCTCACCATATTATACAAGGCCCATCCAGTCAGAGGTTGGATGGAACCTGTCTTCTCATCTACAAGTTGTTCTCGACTTTCTGCTCTATCAAAATGTAGATTAAACAAAGTTGTAAGGTTACCATGACGAGCANCTTGCTCCTCAAATATTCTACGCCAGAATATTTCAGAGAATAATTCCTGACTTATGTTAAAGTTATTCATGTTCATCTTCCCATTCTTGTCTAATGATTTCGTTNACAAATCCTTCCTTGTCNGCCATGATTTCGTCAGTTTCTTTACGAGCCAGCCGCCTAGCTTCCTTGAGAGAGTATCCTTCTCGCTGATACTCCCGTACTAATGCACGATGCCAAGTCTTTCTGTCTCGTTCCCATAAGTTTTTAGACATAGTCTTTCTCTTTCTTGATTAGTTGAGTGACATGTGTCACCCAACTTAAGATGGATATTTAGTATTGATAAACAAGACATCCATTAAATGGCTTCGCATGTTTACCAGTTCTTTTTCTATCTTTACCAACACATCTAGTTGTTCTACTGGAGGAAGAATCTTGTAATCTTCTTCCGGTGTTACAAATAGATGTTGCCAACCTTCTCCTTCAACTGTTTCAACTTCTTCTCCAACGGTAAAATATTTACGTTGTGTTAATACATACTCACTCATGATGCTACCTTTCTCCATAGCGTTGTGTTACTTCCATCTGCACCCCACACATCTGAGACCCAGTCTCCTGTTCTAAGATAGTGGTTCATCTCTTTGATGTAAGCTTTTGCATCTGTTTGTTTTCTTGATGCTATTGCTTTCTCATCAGGAGATGCCTTGTAACTTCGGGCTATCTTTCCATATGCAGTTGCTTCTGCTCTCTGATAGGCAATCCATTCGGCTACCGTATCAGGATGGATAGGATGGTCCTTTGGTTTCAAAGGTATCTTATACTCAGTGGTCTTTNGGATACTCACCTTCTTCTTTTTGGAAGGAAGCCTTACGTTGCGAGATTGTTTTCTCGACTTGTGGCGTTTCAAAAAGGTCGGGATGACTAACCCGTCCTCCGCCTGTTTCTCTTGCGATGTCTTCATGGTTTAATTCGCTCCAATAAATTTCCAGTACTTCTGCTTTCTCTGTTGTGTTGAACCGATGGTACTCACCAGCTGGTACAATACACATCTCGTTCTTATGTAGAATAGTTTTGTCAATCATTCCATTCTTCCATCTACTTACTTCCAGCTTACCTGACAGAACATAGAAAGCATTCTGCTTTGACTGGTGTTTATGTTTGGAACAAAAGCCGCCCTCTTCTACAGTGATGCGGTGAATTTCTATCGCTCCTGTCTGGAGTAANGGACGGGTAATTCCCCACACCTTACCATCAGTTTGCATTATCTTCTCCTATGTTATTAGTCATTCAATCTGCTTCTCGCCAGAGTTTCAAGCAACTCTTCTGCGTGTCTCAGCTGCCCTTTCCACATTTCTATTTCGCTGTCTTTTTGTTTTAACAGCTCCTTCAAGGTGAAGATAGTATCTTCTGCCTCTCTCAAACGTACATAATTTTCGTTATCCATTAGTATTTCCTTTTACCAGACATTGCAGGTAATCTTGTTGTCCACCCATTGGTTGTTAAAGGTGCCTGACCTATATGTACTTCAGAGGTAGTTTCTATCCAGACCTCTGCTCCACATTTTAAAGGTTGGTCCGGTGAATATACTATATCACAGGCCCCATCTATATGCACCCAATGTCCGTAAGTGTTTGATTTAGAATCCTTAACTGTAATCACAGGGTCTCTGGTCCCGTGCTTGCGGTTACGTTTAATGTGATGTTGGTTGACGTGGATACGTTTAAGCATTCTTTTGTTCCTCTTTAAAGATATAACCTGCTCCACATCTGGTACACCTGAAGCTGCCATCTTCGTATACAAAGAAGTGTGCATGCATCAGTTCCCAGTTGGAACAGTTCTCACATACCATTGGGTATGGTTCTTCTGTCTCTGGTAATCTAACTACATCACCCATATTAGTACCTCTTTACTTTCTCTACTATTGTATCTACTCCATTGTCTGGTGTGTAGCATAGTAAACAATCCTTACACTTCTGTCCAGTACAATTTTGTAATTCCACGTACTCATGTGCAAGAACATTATTGAATGTGCGGTCAAAGTGTTTTGGAGGTTTGCTCAGAATTGTACCTACCTTCTTGTTGGAATAGATAAGGATAAGATTGGCAGGCTTCTCACGCTGGTCGAAGAATGGCCTAATGATATCCGTTCTCTTCGTCCAGAGAGCGAAGATGCAGTGCGGGTTGTGCTCTGCAATCCTGCAATAGTTCTCTATGTGATTGAATTTAGGATACTTTATTCCATCCACGGTTTCAGTTATCAGCTCACCATGAGCATCAAATCTATAGTATGCTTCTAGGATGGTGGGTAACTCATGTGATTCCAGTACCCTCACAGGAAACAGGTCACTGTTCCTCTGCAATGCAGGTGCAGTATTCTTACGAAAACCCTTGAGCATATCATATGAGTAACATACCCCACAGATATCCACTACTTCACCTGCTTCTTTGTTACGCTTCTTACCACGTATGTAGTTATCATGACAGAATTTATTGGTAAGCGTATTCACACTGACAGACTTAAACAATTCCAACTTGCCTGTCAAGTAAGTCTCATGCACTAATTGCATGGCTAGTTCTCCTTATGTTACAGCCAGTAACACTAAAAATACAACAAGACCAATCATTATGTACTCAGCTTTCATCCTCATCCTCCTCTTCCTGTCCATGTTTCCAGTACATCTCTTCTTCCCAGTCATGGGTCAACTCTTCCAGCTTCTCAAACATCTCATAGCTGTCTGATGTCTCTGCTTCGGTAGCTATCCATTTCATTCTAAGTCTACGAACTTCTTCATACGTAAGCTCCGTCTTTTCTATTGTCTCAATAGCATACTCAAGTAGGGCATCATCTCGTATCCTACTCCACAATTGTATGCTTTCAAGTACATCGTCTAGTCTCTTAGACATTACTCTTCCTTTCTATTTCAGCTGCTACTTCTTCTAAGTGTATCAAGTGACCTCGCACAACGGCGAGAACATTCTGCATAGACAGCCCTTCTTCACATGCTAACAGACATTCTGTTTCAAGACACTTGAATAATCTGTCAGCATGTTTGTGTACTTCAGCTTTCGTCATCTTGTCTACGC